CTTCAAAATCGCCTTGAGTAGCGACAACAAACTTAAGATAGATGTCGCAATTAGTAACAGTACTATACTGACTAGCCACATCAGGCTTAATAGCAGTATCCCAAGGTTCTCCGCTAACACTAAGTTTTGGGGAACAAGACCATGTAACCTTAATCCTGTCTTGATCGTTGAGATAGTTAAAGAAATCTTCGTGTAAAGATTGTGTAGTATTTGTTTCAAATGTAACATTTTTTAAGTCCTGCATACGTGGATGCTCGAATAGTTCTATATATAACCGTTGCCATGCAAGTAACGGTTCGCCTCCAGTTAATATTAAATGGACATCTTGCCCATTGTCTTGTACCCACTTACCATTAGGCGTAAGTGATAACAAGTGTTCAACTACTTCTTCAACTTCTGCAAGTTTATTGAAGTGTTTAAATTCAGGATAGATACTTGCATATGTATCACAACCTGTATGTATAATAGGTAAGTCGTTAAACTCTTTTGTAGTTTCATGTACACCTTGATTAATAAGTTCCATTACTTCTGCATTGTGTTTCTTACCTGCTTTGTGTTGTTCCCAACGATCACGCTTCTCGTCAGTACCAAAGTTCATACAACGAAAGTTACAACCAAAGGTACGTAAGAACACACTAGGTACTCCTACATATTGTCCTTCACCTTGTACACTATAAAATGCTTCTGAATATCTTAGTTTAGCTGGCATTATAGTTCCTCCGCAATTCCTAATAGTTCAGCAACAAGTAATCCTGTTGCTAACCAAAAAATACTTCCTGTAAATAATGCTACTACACAACCTGCAATACGAATTGCACTTTTTACAAGACTAATATAAAAATGTTTCTTACTTGGATCCTTAGGCTCAGGTGCTCCAGGCATTATTACTCTTTCTGGAATGGGGCTCATTGCACCACCCGCATCAAAGGTTCACTTGACATTGAATCATGGTAGTCTGTGTTATAAAATCTACGAGTAGTTGTTTCTTTAGTTAACATACCATCTTTAACACGATATGTAATAAACTCTTGTTTGATAACGCCTGTTAAATCTTTCATGCCATCTACTGTAGCTGACTTTAATGGTCCATCACTCATTTCGCATACTCCTGTTGTAATTTAATATTGTCCATAAACTCTTTCTTAGTACCTGCATCATCTTTAAATGCACCTTTAAGAACAGTTGTTTGTGTAAGACTACTATGTGCCTTTACACCTCTGTTTTCAACACAACCATGTGTTGCTTGGACATAAACACCTAAGTGTTCTGCACCCGTTGCCTTTTGAATTTCACGAGCAATGTCGTTTGCTAATTCTTCTTGCAACGTACCTCGCATAGCACACCATTGTGCAATACGTGTATACTTACTTAAACCAATTAATTTATCTGCGGCAATAATACCTATGTATGCAACACCTCTAACAATCTGATGATGATGTGAACACATACTTGTAAGTTCACTACGTACTACTAGCATACCTTCATAACGTGATGCACTATCATTAGGAAATGCAGTTGCGGCTGGAATAGGTTCATAACGTCCTGCCATTAGTTCTTTGATATACATCTTAGCAAGACGTTTACCAGTTCCCATACTGTTAGGATCGTTATGCCTATCAATTACAAGTGCATCAAGTACACTTTCAAATGCTACAGTCGCTTCTTCAATTAGTGCGTCAGTATCACCTTCTTGTAATACCTCACTAATGTTATCGCCTGCCCAATGACGAATGTTTGCGTCTTGCAAACGGGCTTTGATCTGGTCACTTTTACTCATTTATTTCTCCGATGTTAAGGCAGTGGATTGCCAAATTTATATATATTATATACTTTATTTAGGTTTTTGTCAATGACTTTAAGCACCAAAATGTTTGTTTAACATTTCAAGTCTGTCATTGGCAGTAGCCATTTTATCAAGTTCCTTTTGAATAGTCTCAATAATATCGCTATGTTCGCCTATTCCTACTACTGACTGCATATACACTTCTATGTTAGCCTTGTGCAATTCAATCTCCGCTTCTGCGTGTTTCCTTGCCGCATTAATTATAACCTGTTTCAACATAAAATTCCTTTCTAAAATTGTGACGGCAAATATTCTGTAGCAATCATTTTATGAATCATTTCATTAAAATGTTCGCCATCTACAGTATGGTTGCCTACGTTGATGTCTTTTTGTTGAAGAAACCAATCTTCAACGGTCTGCTTTGCTACTTGGATATAATTGAAATCAAAAAATTCTTTGTTCATTTCTTTTGGTATCCATGTCCAACTGTTTAATCCAAACAGTTTTACTTTCGCACCGTTGTTACGGCACAACTCTTGTATAATATATATCTCCTTAAAAAACTCACGTTGAGTTTTAAGGCTCATAACTTCCATCCATGTCTTTACAGTCATGTACGATTCCGATCTTAAATCAGGCTTAGCTAGTTTAAACTCTGGATCGTATACTGCTTTAAAAGGTACTTCCTTTTTAAAGTCTACTGGCCAAACTTGCATTGGTATGTCATTAACACTACCGTCACTTGTTTGATTAGCAGGATACCAACAGTCGGTACGTCCTTTTGTAACTTCTTTAACATACGTTGCATCTAGTGGTACAATGTTTTCGTAGTGTGTAGGAAATTGAATACTTAATCTAAAACGATTCCAGTAAGTCATTTGTACAACAACTTCTTCAATATCATCATAAGTTTTAAATAAATGACTTAACCATTCTGAATAAGTCCACCAACCGTTTTGCGGATTAGCAAATATAACACCGTCAGCATCTTTACTATTAATATAATGTTCAGCCCAGTTGTTATCATTCCACTTACCACTATAAGGCCAGTTTTCTTGTGTCATGTTTTCTTTGTCTTCGGGCATACCATCAACATGATATCCGCTTGTATGACTACAACCTATAGCGGCAATTCTCATGAATAAAATCTCTCTCGAACTGCTTCAATAGCGGCTTCAGTTGAATCGTAGCTTTGTTTTGTAGGAAGAACACCACGAACACCACCTTGTGGATTATCCATATCTCCGTCACGTCTAAAAATTAAATGTACATGTGGATACATGCAAGTTTGTCCTGCACTCTTGCCTATATTGATTCCCATGTTGTAACCTGTAATATTAGTCTTTTCACTTACAACATTATCATATCCCATAGTAACACCAAAGTTAAAACATTTCATAATAGCTTCGTGTGTATTTTCACGTGGTACAATAAGTGTATGACCTTCTGTAACAGGATACTTATCTCTATATACAATAAAGTCTCTTGTACTAATTTCTACATCACTCCAAGGTGCTCTACCATCTGCTTGGGCTTGTTCTAAAGTATCAATTTTCATTTCACACTCCAATTATTCATTTATCGTTGGCATACGTTTAATTAACTTTTTGGGTCTTAGTTTTAGAGCTCTGTTCATTAAGTTAATTATACCACCTTTTTTAAAGTTTGTCAAGAATCTCTTACGATCCAATTCTCCAATTAGTTCTTGTGTAAGTATACACTCCTCTAGACCGACCTTATTTGTCAAGTTAGGCGTTGTGAACTTAATGTAACATAACGTGTCACCACGTTTAATAGATAGCTTAGAGCTTGTCTTAGCGAATATAAAGCCCCAACTAATAGTTCTTATCCACTTGTGTATATTAAATGCACCACCAACAACTTCGCCGGGTAAGTTTTCGTTATGCATAAATGGTGGAAGTATTTCCATTAAGCAAGGTTCGTCAGCAACAAACAAATAGTTTAGATTAAACTGAAACAATGGCTTTTTAACATCGTGCATATCTTCTTTAGGGTGTATAGTAAATAAGTTGTGTAACTGATGCTCGTCAACTTCTTTACTTGTAATAACTACAATTCCGTCTTTAACTTCTGCATCAAACGACACAGGCGACTTCAATAGAAACAAGTTATTATAAAATCCTTGATACGAAGGACAATCAATAATACCACGTTTGCTATAATTCTTGTTAACTACTTTTGGTGTTTTAAAACGTTCTGGTTCAATAACTAATAAATCAGGTATTGCTCCTGCCCAACACCAACCTAAATTAGTCGTCATATTGTCCCACGTTCTCCCAAGGATAAACTAACCAAACGTCTTCCTCAGCTTTGTTAACTTCATGACAACTATAATTTACTAAATCAAAGTTGCTGGCTGAATTTTCTGTAAGGGTAGCAAACTTTACACTATGACCCCACACTCTATGCCACTTGTCATTACCTGGCATACAACCTGATTCCCAGTCTTCTGTAATCCACTGGAAGGTTGCACCTGTGTCATTTATGTCATCTACAATTAAAATCTTCTTGGCTGTTGTACTACCTGAAGCAATTTTTCCATCTAGTACTCCGTATGCATCTTCTGCCATCCAGGCCGCACTATCGTTGAAGCTACCTGCTTCACCGTCACGTAAACTTACTTTAAGTGCTTCACATCGAATGCCTGTCATGTTACTAATAATAGTAGCAGGAATATTGCCGCCTCTAGTAATGCCTACAATGTAATCAGGACGCCAGTTGTCTGCGTACATTTGATTTACAATTTGTGTACACATTTGTTCTACGTCTGTCCAACTGTAATAATGTTTCTTAATCATTTTTGTTTCTCCAAGGGTATGTTTCTTTCATATTCAGTCTTATAGGACCTTCTTTATGTATTTCAGGATCATAAGGTACAAATTTAATTGTAGGTGTAAATCTAGGTAAATCTTTAAAAGGTGTAGCTGTATGTAGTATGTTACTTTTAAAAATAATCATACGTCCTGGAATTGGGGGTATGGCAATAATATGCGGAAATACTTCCTTGCCTTGTTTATTAAATTCTTCTTTAAGATTAGTAATAAACTTAGTTTCACCACCTTGGTTGATCTCCCAATTATTGTTTGCATAAAACATAAATGTCCAAGCATCATCGCCTTCATCATCAACATGATAGTTTGCTAATTCACGGGGTGCAAAAAAGTTTGCATGTGTTCTTTTTATTACTGATCCACTTACGCATGGAACATGTTCTTCTAAGAACGCCCACAACGTATGGAATGTTTTTGTATTATCATATTCTCCAGTACTTAATCCTGTAGGCGGATGATCAATGTCGTCTACTTCACCATACAAGTACGGCCACGATTGAACGTCACGTACAAGTTCATCTAGCATAGGTGGTGAAAAAACATTGTCGTAAACTTTAATGTCACCATTTAGGTATTCTGAAATGTCAGGTTCATTAAACATCTTTTAAATATTCCTTATTGTCAATCCATTTACCATTTTTAACAAAGCCCCAGCTTTGTGCTTTCTTACCCATAAAGAATATGCTCCAACAAGGAATGTTATTTCCTTCAGAGTCTTTTGCAAGTTCTAACCAATGTAAATCTTTTGCACTTCTAAAACGTGTATGTCCTGGCCCACGCCAAAACTTACCTTGTGGTGTATGTTCCCAATACCCACCTTTAATAATTAATGCACCCCAACTCCACGGATGATCATGTAGTGTAGGTTCGTCACTTACTAAAACTTTGTGTAGTGTAATATTAAAAGGAAAGTTCTTTCTATCTTTTAAAAACAAATAGTAACGAACAAGATACGGAATAGTACCAGTTCTATCTGATATTACTCTACGTCTTCCAAGCCAGTTCATTATATTAGATAAGAAGGTCATCATCTAATTCTCCTGCTAACTTTTTACCTTTATAATCCTGCTTAACTAAATCATACATAGTTTTAAAGTTTTGCCAAACTATTTTTAGTGCTGGATACTCTTTACACATTTCTGCTATTTCATCTTCATCTAATGTATTTAGGTCAATAGTGTGATCACCTACATCAAATGTATATGCACTACCAGTAGTAATTCCACCTACTGTTGCACCTACTGTTGCACCTGGTATAGTAATAGTTGTTTGGCTATCCATTGTTGTACTAGCGTCAAATGAATATGTAACGTCACTCATTGCGTTACTGTAGTCAAGTCCGCCGCATGTATCTGATGTACTTGCAATACTAATAGTACCATCCCATTTAGTATCGTCACCCATTAGTTACTCCTTTATATAAAGCATGACCATTAAAGAACTCTTTCTTTAACAGTTCTGTTTGTTTTAATAGTGCAGGCAAATAAAATTCATAATTTTCTACATAGTCAACTAACTGTGCAACTACTTTATCTTTATTAGCTTGATAGCTTTCAAAAGACTCAGTCCATTCACTTGGATATTTAAAGTCATCAACTGCCATTTCACTATAGCTTAGTCTATCTGGCATCATTGGAAGTGTATTTACTAACGCACCTTCATACCAACTAATACCAAGTGTTTCTTGCAAGTTAGCACTAAACACTACTTTTGCTTCACCTAGTAAGTTATGATATTCATTCTTAGTAAGTGTTTGCTCTTGACATACAACAAATTCAAATTGTGGTAATTCTTCTTTTAAATCTCTAAAAATTTCTACTTGTTTTTCTGGAGCAACTCTGTGCGGAAACAAAATTAAGTTTCTCTTAGGCATACCTTTATAGCTATCTAAACTATTAGCCAAGTACTCCATTGGCCAGCCAACTCTAATTGCTTTGTTAACATCAATATCATAATTGTCCATCATTGTATCTGTAAACAAGTCAATATGAAAATCAGTTGCAAAAAAGTTTTGATCATAACACTCGTACATTGACATTTCAGCATTTCTGACCCAAGGCTTATCACCTATTAATCGACCCAGGAAATCATGAGGATCATAAGAACCAGCATGCCATAAACCACCAATTCTGATGCTGACCCCAAGTAGTTCCGCCATATAACGAAGTTGTATAACAGTCGGGTTCCAAGCATCCGTATATAGGAAATAATCCCCATCTTTAATTTCTCCATTCGCAAACAGTCTACTAATTTCTAACATTTGTTGTGACTTGTAGTTATTAGTACCTGCAAAGTTAAGGAATGCCCCAGGCGTTGTAGCCTGAGGCACCTCTCCTCCACTAATGACAGTAACATTGGCATTAGTTGCACGTTGTAATTGCTTTGGAAGATATTCCTTCCATTGCTTTGTGTAGCGTGTATCTACTGCTTCAATGTCTACTATATATGTTGTCATTAGTTATGTTTCCTACCTTTAGCAAATTTATCTTTGCTTTTGTTACGATTCTTCCTTAGTTTGGAAGGATCTAAAAAGAATTGCCATGTACGGCTATTCTTGTTGTATAAATCTTTTTCATCGAACTTAAAACCATAGTTACGACAAAAAACACGGAACTTATCCAGATCATCAAAAATGTTGACAACCTCGGGCTTCTCTTCCCAGTACGACATTGCTTTACTCCTCTAGCTTTTCGCATACTCAATGTGGGCACCGTTCTCTCCATCTTCGGAGATATCGATGTGGACTTCACGTCCAGGATACTTGTCATTAATCTTCTCATAAAGATCATCTGACATCATTTCACAACTTTTGTAATCTACATTTAATTCACCTTCATATAGTTTTACTAACCAACGTTTAAATTGAATAAACTCGATATCTCTGTCATTGTGTGTTACAGTGATAGCGACCTTAAAGTGAAATATGTGTCTGTGTGGATAACCCAAAAAACTAACATCATACTCATCACCTGTTGCAAGACTAGGATCATCTAGTGCCGCAGGATACTTATGGATACCTTCTTTAGTAAAGGTTACCCAAATCATTCGCTTTGCATTTTGCATTGCGTTATTCTTTGCCTGTTCCATATCTTCTTCTCTCATTCTACGCCCCATATAGTCGTAATAGCGTTCTTGTTGCATTAATTATACTACCTTTAATCAGCATTGTCAACCGGATTATCGTCGCCATAAGCTCTCCAATCCGTAAACTTATTGCGTTGTAATAGTGGATGAATATTGTGTACCCATACACCCGGATTAGAATGATCAAAGTCTGCATCATCAATCTTAATACAAGCATTGTAGTTAAGTTGATTTACGTATGGCAGTTTAACACTAATCATACTAATAAAGTTATGATTCTCATTAAACCCACTTTCAAGTATCCATTCATGATACTTTACATCATAGTCTAATGTAACTAAAAATTTCTTATTAAGTAGGCCTTGTACAAGATCTTCCCAACTTTCTTTTGGAACAAAACTGTGGTTAGCACCTAAGTAAATATGTTCAACTGTGTGTTCTTTTGCTTGTGCAAGAACATCTTCTAATGGTTGGCATCCTGTTACAAATAATGTATGTTCACCTTCAGCAGGTGTCTTCTCTACTTCATAACCTGTAAAGTAAATTACATCATCTTGTACGCCATCAGCATAATCACGTTTCATTTTTTAAGCCTATCAATTTGATCTTTTAACATTAACTTTGTTTTCTTTAGAGTTACTAATAATGCTTTATGTCCAAAGTCTCTTTGAGCTGAACGCTCACTTTCTAACTCGTCAACTTTTTTGGAATAAAACTTATGGTCTTTTGCTAACTTTTTGATATTTTTACTTTGCTTCATACTTTATTATAACACTATAATGACTTATCGTCAAGTGCTTTTCCTCCTAAGTTTCCATTAAATGCAATCGATATTCGAGTATGCTCACTCAAATTTTCACCGACGCTATGATTAATCCATCCTGGGAAACATACTAAGTCGCCGTCTTTTGGCATTACTGTATATCGTGTTCCGTTAAATTGGGTAGGATTTTTAATTAGTTTATATGGTAATGCATAGTCCATTAATCCATGTGGGCTAGAAAGAACAAGATTACCACTGTCTGTAGCCGTCTGTACGTAGTATACAGCTGACATAATGTGTCCTGGGTGCATATGCATATCATTTGTGTTAGATCTGCTTGTACCGGGCTTATTAACGTTAATCCAACCCTGTGTTACTTCTATACGACAATCGTCAACAAGGCCTAATAGATGTGCTTGTTTATCAAACAATGCTTGGACACGAGTTACAAGGGGTTGTAGTAATATATTATTAAGATCAAGATGTTCACTTTGCCAGTTACCATCTGTGCCTTCAGCGTTATAAATTCCGCTACAAAAGGCTTGCAACGTAGAGTTGCTCAGTTCTTTAGCATGTTCATACAAAAATGGCGTTGCAAAAAGCGATTCTGTATAATACATTAATAACTCCTATAGATTCTCTTCTAAGTTATCTAACTTATCTTCTGATAATTCAGGCTCGTCATCTACTGTTGTACTGTCATCAGCTACTTCAAATAAGTTACCAAAGTGTGTACTTGCATTAACAGTCTTCTTACCTGTTGCTCCACGTGTTCCAATAATAGTCATAAAGAACTTTGAGTGTTGTTCGATAATTTTATTGGCTTCTTCTCTGTTGTCAGTTGCGAATATTGCGTCCACAACATCTTTAAAAAATAACCTGTCAAAACGCTCTTCGACAAGCATGTTTGGAATGACTCCATTGTCGTATTGTCTATTTGCTTCTTGTACTGCATTGATATGGCTCCATACATTATGACCCATTTGGATCGCATAAGAAAAACTATCCCACGATGTTTTTCCTTCTTTACCTATTTTATTTAGATCACCTGGAGCATAAATTGTAACATCCTTGGCTTCTAATCCTGTTGTAATAGGAGAGTCTTTAAAACTTGAATGTTTACCTTCACGTACAAATGCTTGACTAAATGGAGTAGTATCAGTTGCCATAGCCTTGTCGTCAATGCTAGGCACCATTCTATATACCCATTTAGATCTATCACCAGTTTCAAGTTCACAATATATTTGACCGTTTGCTGTTGCTAAAAATGGAGAAGCACAATCAAATGTAATCATAAAATTGGGGTTGTGATATTTACGTACTGCACGTTGAATGTCAGTTAATAATGTAGCCCACTCTAGCTTAGATGTTCCTAAGAAGTGCATTACATCATGTATACCTGTTTGTAGTAGGTTATCAAATCTCAATGCAACTAGACGTTTAAGAACCAAATGCACATCACACATGTTCTGTCCACCCATTGACCATCCATTAAAATGTGTGTCAGGATACTTAATAGGATCACAGTAATCTTTCATTTGTTGATACCAATCTTCTGCATCAGCATGATTCTCGCCTTGTAATACATTTAAGAACTTACAGTTACCATTACGGTTTTTCATAAAGAAGTCGTTGTTAATACGTGTAGCATTAACGGCATCTTGATAGTTATCAATGCCTGTTGCTTTTGCACCTTCTGGTGAACGTGCTACCCAGGCTGGAATATCAAGTATCATTCCGTAGTCCATGTAAGCGTCCATCCATGCAAGAACTTGTGTACGTTTCTTCATTGCTTTAGGGCAATTAGGATTCTTCCAATCACCTTCCCACACACCTTTACCTATTTGGAAACCACCACTATCGCCAAGCATCCAAGAAGTATTACGATCTCTATCTCTTACCATATCTTCTTTGGGTGCATCTTTGTTAATGTCTAGTTCGGCATGTCCTGCGGAATATAGTGACCATTTGTACTCAAACAACGACTTACTAGGATTAAGCCAATTCATGCTTTCAACGCCATTAGTAAAGTGTTTAGGTATACGTTTATACTCCACGTACTCCTCACGTCTTTGTTTGCCTACGAATGTTGCGTAGAATCCACTAAGAGCTGGCAGGAAAGTTGCGTAATCTTTTTGTTCAGTTGTTAAGTCTGTATTCACTTATATGTCCGTCCTTACAATATGTTTCCTAAGGGCTCTAACAAGTTCTTCAATTTTATCTACTACAGATATCATATCTTTGTCTGTAATATACTTTTGTTTTTCTCTCAACTTGTCATACTCCTTAAGAGGTATGGTTACTGTACTTTGTTCATTTTCAAATGTTTTGTCATCATCATGTATATCAACACTTGTCATAAAGTCCTTATTTTGTTTGTGCTGGTAGAATATAGTCATACTGACCTAAACCACTATCAACACTTAATGCCATTGCACCTTGATCACTAATCTTCATAGTTACTTTACCATCAAGATTTAAAATAGCTTGTACCTGTGCTACAGGCCAACTCCAAGCATGTTTCAATTCACTACCAACTGCATGTTGGAATACAAATGAACCTGCGTGTTGCGAAGCATCACCAAAACTAAACACTAAGTTATCATTCTCAGTCTTAACTGTAAATGTAGTTTCTTCTGAATGTGCCGCACTTTGCAATTTCATTCTAGTAATTGAAGCCATTGAAGGCTCAATAGTTACGTCCCATGATGCACCTTTAAACTTTACAGTTTTAAGTTTCTCATCAATAATTGCTTTATTCATAAAGCGATAATCATTTTCAAAGTCACCTGCTTCATTTTCAAAGTGTAAGTGTGTAGGCAAAGTTTCGCCGTTACGTTCCTGTTGTTCTACAGTAATCTTTGCCTGCTTCTGATACTCAGGATTCTTTAAGTGCAATGCTAACTTATCTAAGTTAGGCATACCAAAGGTTCCTTTAAATTCGTTTACTGCCGCCTTTGTTGTAGCAGTTAAGATAACACTTCTATCTTCTGCCATTGATTCGATTGTCGTTGCGGCATCTTCACCAGTAACTTTTACTAAAGTTAAAAATCCTAGTGAATGTGTATGAGCAACAACGTCTTGTAAGATATCTTTCATTTTAACATTTCTCCATTAGTTATATACATTATATTTAGGTTTTTCTGAAAAGTCAAGCTCTTTCTTGTCTTTTAAGAATTGTATTAGCTCAATTGTTGTTTTCCAACCCAAGCCTTGTAGTACTGATATGTCAGCAACATTATCAGGTCTTTCATTGGGAGTATCCATTTTTACTTCTGGATTCATTCCAAATTCTTTTAAAATACTTTTTAGTGATTGGCTTTTGCCAGTTCCGATATCAATAACCCCTTTTACATCTTCGTTTTTGATTAATGTAAGTATTGCACTTACAATATCGGCAACATGAATAAAGTCTCTTTTATGATTTGTTACGTGTGGTACGTCATTTCGTATAATTCGAGGTATTAACATGTTTGGCCTAAGTTCTGAGTTGTTACTATATATAGTTGTAAATCTCATACCTAGACTTGATTGTGGTGCAATGCGTTCAACTGTGTGTTTGGTTAATGCATACGGATTTCTATTAGGTTCTTTTGCAGTACTAGAACTAGCATAAAGTATTCTAGTATTTTTAAAATGGTCAAATAATCTTTTAGTTGCTAATACGTTATGCTGAAAATACAAATCAGATTCATTTAAACTTCTTAGTATTCCGCTTTCACCTGCAAGATGAATTACTAGATCAACTTCGAAGTCTAACGAACAGTCTAGTAAGTTATTACCATCTTTTAAATCAATACCAATAACACGATGGTCTTTAGTTAGAGCAGTATACAACTCTGTTCCAACCATTCCCTTATGTCCTGTTAGTAGTATTTTCATTTAGTTACTCCAAATGCTTTAAACGTTTGTTGTACACACTTAGCTTGATAGTAACAGTCAGCTAGGGCGTTGTGTAATTCTTCTTGTATTGCTTTACGTGGATCTGTAGGCATCATACTAAAGATAGTTCTACTATCTCTAATCTGCCAAAAGTTCCAAGGACAAGGTTTATTAACATTCTTATATAAGTTTTGTAATATTGCATAGTCAAACAACGGACCTTGGCACCACAGTTGATCAACTCCTACACAGAATTTATTAATTGCTTTTGTAAGTTGATCCATATTAACACGGTCTTCATGTTCACCAAATGCTTCGTCTTGAATGTTTTGATCTTGTTTAGTCCACCATGCAAGAGTATTGTCATCAATACTTCTGCCTAATTTTTCGCTTTGTTCTTCAATGTCGCAACGTAGATACAATCCACTATGTGGGTCTTCATTAGTATATGGATCGAATTTAATAGCACCTAGAGTTATGATTACACTATCTGGCTCAACGCCTAGTGTTTCTAAATCTATCATTCCATGTACAGCCATATTATTCTCCGAAGTCAAACAACGAACTAAACGTATTGTTCTGTAGTGTGCTTGAAATATCGTAGTTCAACACACCAATTAAGTTATCTAGTTTGTTGTCAATAATTGTTGATTCCATTGCGTCATCATCAAACGGAAGTTCTTTAAACCAATCTGGAATACGTAGTTCGTCTGTTGGATACGCAACACTTGTATATCCTAATGGATTCTGTTTTAGTTTGCAAACAATAACTTTCATACCATCTACAATTTCTTGTGAATACTTGTCGCCATTCATACGTTTAAGTGTATTCCAATTAATACTTGCTCTTACGTGTCCAGGCATAGTAGCTTTACCCATCTTTGCTTCTTTACGTTGATACTCGCCAATCTTGTTTGCACGTTTAGGCGAACCTTTTTCAAAGCCAGGGCGTAGCTTAAATGCAGTACGGAAGTCTGTAATCTTCTCAAGTATTTCAGTTTCTGTCTTATCTGTAAGTACCATAAGTAATAGTTCACTTAAAAACTCTTGCATAAACACAGGAGTATCTGAACGTTTAAGATCAAGACCCATTGCTTTTACTTTACCTAGTTTACCGTCGACGTCCATACGTTCGCCTTCGTTATCATAAATCAAAGCCGCATAACGTTTCTTTGTAATAAACAATCCTGACTCTGCAACAATCTCTCTACCTGCCGCAATAACGTCCGACCTAGTTTTTGGACAATGAAATGCTTCTTGCATAAACTTTGGAAATGTTTCATTTGCTTCTTCGCAAATTTGATCATAAAGTTTAAGAACGTTTTCTTTACCCCAAGGAATACTACCTTTGTCAATATCTTCTTTTAGTACAGGGTGGGCACTAAAGTAAACAGAATCTGTATCACCATATATAATACTATCGCCTACATGATCATACTTGCCTGTAATAACTTTGTTTACTTCTGCACTCATATGTTTTGCAATAGCTCTACCTGTTAGTGTTGTACTTTGTCCAATACGTGGATCAAAGAATCTACAACCTGGATTAAGGATAGCACCATACAAACTGTTTAAGTTAATCTTTTTAACTAGCTGTCGCTTATCCCAAAACGCTTGTTCAATCTTGTTACCGGCATCCATAGCTTTGCCTTTTTGCTTTTGCAAATCTTTACGTTCACTATACCAACGTTTAAGTAGTCCTGGAATAACTCCGTCAAACTCATTAGTTAAGATAGTTCCGTTAGCAGTTAGCATCCACGGCTTGTGCGAATCAAATATTAATTTGTATATCTCAGCACCACTAAGCATTTCACTTTCACCGTTTTCAAAGTCAACAGTAATACTAATGTCTTTCTTCTGCTCCATAACTGCTTCGTATTCAATAGTACCAAAGCGGCCTTCCCAAGCACCTGCAAATGACTTCTTCTGTAGTGTCATTGCATCTTCGACCATTGCGTTAGTTAAGTCTGGACGTAGTTGTCCAACAACTGTTGCTGGATCCATATTCAATGCACGAATAACACTAGGATACAGACTGTTCAAGTCCATTGAACCAATCCACTTGTGTACACCTTTTTTAGGAAATGCAACATAAGCACCTGCGGCAGGATCACTACCAGGCTCACGTTTTACTCTGTTAGGAACTTGTAGTCCTCTGTGATGTGCTTCGTTAATAATAGCTTGTTCTGTAACTGCAACTGCACCCATAGTAGTTTGTAGTAAAACTGTGTTACTGTGTGCTAGTTCGTTACTAAGGTCAATAAACTTTAGTTTCTTATCTAGTTTGTCTAGTAGTGCAACGTCTTGTCTATTGTATTCAATAAACGTTTTAAAGTCGTTGTTATAAAGTTGATCTAATGTACCTTCGTATACAGTTTTGTTTTCACCAATCTCAAGTTCACCAATAGCATCAAGTCTGTATGTGTGGCGTTCTTCATAGGTGTACTTACGATATAATTCTAAACTATCTAAATGCACTCTACCTATTAAGTCATAAGTTTCAGCTTTACGCCCATACTTTTCATACTCACGTTTCTTAGGAAGTTGTTTCCATAAACAAAAACGTCTTGTGTCATCTTTACTTAAAACTCTTTTTACACGATTAACAGTATACGGAATATCATAACCTTCACTGTTCCAACCTGTAAGTATATCACTATCTTGTATAATGTCAAGGAATGCTTCTAACATATCTCCTTCTTTTTCATACAAGTATGTGTTAGGAAATTCTTTAACTTCTTCTTGAGCCTCTTCCATAGATAAGCCTTTTGGAGGCATAGCAAATGTAACTAATGTATCTAACCATTGTAAGTGTACACTAATAGCAGTAATAGGCATAAACGGATCACTAGGATCAGCAAAGCCACGTTCAGGATCAAAGTCAGTCTCAATATCAAAAAACGCAACATTCAACTTAGGCGAATCTACATTTAAATAGTTTTCACTTAAACATTGGAAGATTGGATTAATATCACTTTCAAACAATTCTTTAGTATTGTTAATAGCTAGTTCTTTACGAAACTGTTTTGTGTTTTTAGCAACAATTCTACTTAATGGATCACCGTAAATACTTTTGTACTTACCACGTTGATCTTTATAATAAAATGTATATTTGATTGGGTATTCTGTGTAGGAACGTTTACCATCTTTTCGTTCAACTACTCTGATCACATCTTGATCACGATCGAACTGTGCGTCTACATAACTCATATATCTTCTCCTTGCATGTCACTTGGGGCTGACAAAAACCAATACTGTCGCTTATGGCCGACGATTACCTTCTTCTTTAAAATATTCATTCGCCTCTCTTGCCTTATCATCAATCCAAATGTCATAGTGTGGCTTTCTAAAACTTAATGTTGTGTATAGCACACCCCACTCCGCAAATTGGTCTTTAGTAAGCTCACTCCAATCTCTGCCTGTAGTACCGCCTCTAGCAGTCCAATAATGTATTTCATTGCCTTCATTATACAACTTATTAAAATGTTGTATACGTTGTACGTCTGGTTCACTAAATTCATACTCACTGTTACTATTATAACAGATAGTTCCATCTATGTCAACCATATATTTCATATTACAAACAACTGTATTAATGCCCATAGGTTCATTGCTGAGAACCAAGAACATAGTATAATTACAAATGCCGCTTGTCTAATAACTGCACTAACAATACCCAAAAGACTTCCAACCAAATATAATGGTACAAATATTGTTGTTGCGGGATCTAGTATAGTAAAGCTCAGTATTGCACTTGCTGAGATTAAGAACAATGCCTCAACCATTTCGCAATAAAATGCAACAGGACTTAGCCTATAACTTGTTTTAAAAAAATCGATTGCTCTATTCAAAATTTATTTGTCCCTGCCAACTGTGGCTACTAGTGTTTCTAAATCATCAAATTCGTCAGCAACTTTATGCCACTCACCTTTTTGTGCAATCTTAATTGCTTTATTAATCAAACTAGGCTTAATGTCTAGTTCTTCTGCTACTGCTTTTACAGTATCTTTTAGACCTGTATTTAGATCTTCTACTTCTTGTAAAACGGTTACACCTTCGTTAACCAATCTTTCTAGTTTGGCTTTTTCTTCAGCACCATATGTTCTATCGCTCATAGTATCTCCTTAATTGTTATATGTATTATACACGAACTATTATTGTTTGTCAACAACTTTATTCCGCTTGTGGACGATTAATTGTTAAATTACCTGCTATTACTATCCGTTCTTCATCTCTCTGCTGTTCTGGAACACTATGTGATACCCAACCAGGAAACACAATCATTAACCCAGGATTTGGATAGATTGCATTACCGCTTGTAGGAAACACTAACGGTGAATCATCTGGAGTAGCTTGTACATAATATACAAAACTCCAAATAGCAGGATGATGTGCGTGTGCATTACAACTATCGCCTTTTTGATATATTGCACCCCAACAGTCAGTAACTTCGTATGTACCTAAGTTTTTGTGTTCGAGGCCGTTCTTTACAACATCGATAGCAAAATTTACAATCTTTTCAAAATCAGGATCTTTAAACATTGTCCATTCAGTCATGTCTGCTTGAACATTTGTTTTGCGATATTGAGCATCGCCTCTAGATCTAATCTTATCCGCTAGTATTCGATTCAGCTCTTCGGCATCCTCGTATACGTAGGTAAAGACTTCTGCTTGTTCTTTGAACTCTAAAGTTTGCACGTTTGGTAACATGCAATTATTTATGTAGGGGTGTTTAAAGTATTGTTATTGCTGGTTCTGTCCAGCTTCAGCTTGTTTCATAAGTGCTTTGAACTTACCAAACAGTTGAGGATTTGACATCATAGTTTGAATAGCAGTTGCATATGGAGCAATCGCTTTAATAATGTTTGGCGGTAATGTTTCACCTGCCGCAACTTTATCTAATCCTTTTGCAACTTGAGAACCACTTGCTTTACCACCAACAACACCTTTTAATGCTGTTGCTTTTTGTGCAACCTGTTGTGCTTGTTTTGGATCTGGTTTTTGTGCATCTGGAGCCG